CTACAACTGTTTTAGCGTAAAGGTCTGATAGTTTCATTGGGTACTGTCCTGTTGATAAATTGTTCTTGTCATTGTAGCGTTTTGCTGATTTACATAATAGTTAAAATAAAACTTGCACAATATTTATGTTGAGTGTATTGTTTGGTTATCGAAAACAAACGGACAGCAATAATGAAAACGATACAACAAGCTCAACACGAGATAGCCAATTTACGCGCATACTCATCAGCAATGACATTTATAGCAATTGTGCTTGGTATTGCAGGCGTAGTAATGGCGTTCGAGCTTTTAACAATGCGAGATATGATAGCGGGGATATGCTAATGACTATGTCGAAAGAGCAAATGATGAATATTGTGCGTAAACTTAACGGAGCGCCTCAGCCTAAAGGTCATTGTAAGTGCGTAACAAATGTTGAAATTCAGGAGCGTATAAAAATGAAAACACCACAAGAGAAGGCAGCAGAGTTATTACCATTTGTTCAAGCGTTAGCAAATGGTGAGGATGTATTAGAAGGCGGGTATCCTGCAACGGGTACTTTTATTCATGGGATAGCGTTTAGCATTAAGCCTAAGATGACGCTAGTTAATGGGTTTGAAGTGCCCGAGCCTATTCGAGTTAAGCCGAATAATGGTGATAATATCTTTGTTGCAAGCATTGACAATATCAGCTTTTGCTTCGAATCTACGTGGATTAACCACGAAGTTGATTGCTTGCGACTGTCAAGATGCGTCTGTCATTCAACCAAAGAGGCAGCAATAGCACACGCTAAGGCAATGCTAAACATCGATCCGAATGGCGGTGAGTGATGGTTAAAATACTACTATTTATCAGGTACACGATAAGGCTATCAATTTTTATTGGCCTATTTATACCAATGGTTTTTATTGCGTACCCTTGTTTTTTTCTTTTTGATGCTATTAACTCTCCTCATCCAAGCGATTGGGTTGCCAATGATATTATGCGTGAATTTTTTAATCTAGTTGTATGGGGTGAGTAATGTTAAAGCAAATTAGATGGAATAAAAAACGCAAGTGGATCAACACTAGATACGCCAAGCCATTTAAAGCAAGGCAGGCTATTAAGCACATGATGGCAGCGCAATCATTAGCTGTTAGCATAGCATCAATGAGTCAAGCTCAGTCTGCTAGCGCTGTTACTGCTTACGATAAGTTAAGCAAAGGCGTGAGGGTTGCTATTATTGCTATACAGGCTTTTACATCGGTTAATAAGATTTTAAAGGGGTAGGGTATGAAATGCGAAACGATTAAGATAATTAATAAAATTGGTGATGAGGCAACTCTTGCAGATGCAACGATAGGATTTCAATATACAGCATCATTCCATGAAAAAGGAAGTATTAGCGCAGCAGGATCGACATGCAGGCATGACACACTTTGCTTTACTGATGATGTTGGCGATTTGGTTTCCATATGGACTCACGACAGGACTTTTCAATATATGTAGATAAAAGCCCCATCCGTGGGGCTAGTTTCTTTATGGATAAGTTAATCGTTGAATGGTGATTGATGATACTGATGGCGAGCCTGTAGCTTGACCAGAGATAGCCAGTGTAACCGACTCAGCGCCTCCAATTTCTGGCGGTGCAGCGGTAATACGAGCAGCGTGTAAGCTGAACGACATAGCGCCAGATACACCGCTTAGAATACTTGATACTTCAACATCAGTTTCATCTAAGAATTTATTCAGCATTGTTAAGTCGTATAACTTAGCAGCCATGCTGAATGTATTCATAGCTCGGCCACGTTCAACAAATGCAACTGAGCGATTGCCAAGTTCAAACTGTGCGCTTGCTTCGTTGTCGTTAGTGATAGTAAACGAGTCAACCAGTTTTAAAGGTGTAACACCATCAAATAGTGAAACATCTACTGAAGCGAACGGATCTGCTGTGTAGCTTACGGTAAATGTTGAACCAGCAGGCAATGCCGCTAGGACTTCCTGACTCAAACCGATAAACGGTAATGAACCCGTTACCATAGCGTTAACCGATTGCTCAATAGTAAAGCCTGTAAACTCAACTCCGCGAGTAATCACGTAAGCATCAGGATTTCCGCACTTACCTTTAAACCAAGTTAAGATAGATACTGATTTACATAAATTACCAGTTTCTAGTTTATCGCCAGTCATAAAGTCAGTAGTAACACCAGTCTCATCTTCTAGCGCTAACTGAATACCTGAGCCAGTAACGACTAAAGCGGTAACGTTAGTGACGAAAAACGGCTTAGCGTTATTGCCTGTTAAGCCTTCAAAATAGATTAACGCACCAACTTCAACGCCATCAGTAATAAAGCTACCAGTTGCGCGGGTAAATGTTTTAGCCGCAGAATCAACAGTAACCGATAATGCCGAAGCTGTTTCACCAGCAACCCAATCACTTGTCATTGCAGCGGCTAGTAAATCATCTTGTGATGACTGACTAAGCTCAATCGAGTATTCGCCTGCAACTTGCTCGTTACCTGTGCGAATGCTTGACACTTCACGGCCACCATCCAACTCAGCAGATACCAAAGCATCACGAGTGACTGATGGAATACCGCTATTTGAGCGAAGTGGTCGCCAGCTTGGTGACGTAGGCGTTACACCTTGCGTTACTTCTGGTACGTAAAATTGTGCGGTGGTTGCACCGCGAAACGGTTGAACAGCCATAAGTTATAACCTCTCAGTATGTGTTTGCCATGTAATTGTGACAGGTTTAATAGCCCATCCGTTTTCAACTGTAACACGAGTCGCGCTAAAGTTAGTGATTTGAACGCATACGTCACCACGGTTTAAAGTGTTACCAGTTGCGAAATATGCGTTTAGTTTATCTTCCATTCGATTGATATTTGCTGTGCCTAAATATGAAGCGTAGTTGATATCAATCTGATAAATTCCCGATCGCTTATCGGTGAAATACAAATCAGCATCTTCATTCGGTGCTGGTATAAAGTAACCTGCCAAATAAGGCGTTGCTGTATCCGTAGGCGCGCCAATATTCTCAAGCGCTACAACTATGCTGTTAGCTGTGCCGAATGCCTTAACAGCGATATCAAGCGCCTTTTGAATCGACTCTGTGTAACCTTCGCTCATTTATAAAGCCTCGCCTGTTCGTCTAGTATTCGCTGGAATCTATCTGCATTTATCCTAACCAAACCCGTTGGCGCCTGCTTTGAAAACCCACCAACTGTATTGGGCCCGTTACCTGGTTTATATCCGCCAAACTCTAAATTGTGCGCATATGGCAGATTATTAGATAAAGTAAACACGCTCGACATTCTAGCGCCAGCAACGTAATTAGTTGCAGCAGCGGTTGATGACGATCCGCTTTTATCGGTGTTATTATTCGTGCCAGTTGCAGGACTTGAGCCTGACGCCATCCAATTAGCGCGAAACCTGCCACTATCAACAGGACTTGATTTGATTATCGCACTGAACAACTTTATAGACACGCCGCGCATCGTTTTATCAATGCTAGTGTTAGCCTTTTTTGCGAATGCTGCGACTTGCTTATCGAAGTTCATTACCCTAGGCTAATTGTTATAAAGCTAAACAAAAATATTACAAATTCAATCAATGCCCACCCAAAAACAGCGCAAATCCCCATACAGGCTAAAAATGTTCCAACTCCAGGTAAATTGTACATGTTTATCTCCTGCAATGTATTTTATATAAAATCACCGTACCAGTATAATCGACTTTCGGCTCACCTACAATTGACCATTGAACACCGTCAACCTGAATCTTATCATCGAACTTTGGAGTCTCAGCAGAAGTTACTAGCGCTAGAAAATCACCCGATTGAATAGTGGTGCCGTTAACTTGTGATGCCGAATAATCAACAGTCACACCGACAAGCGGCACCAATACATCAGCAGAAAATACTTCTTCACCTAATGTGGTATCAAAATATGATGAACCTTTGCGCACCAATTTAATGCGACCTTCTGATTCATCAAACTTGTTAAGCAATCTAGTCGCTGTGTCCTGCATTCGTTTAGCAAATCCCATTATGATATCCCCTCAATACGAGATACAACCATCAATGCTGATGTTGCTAAATTCCAGCCATGACTAGATGTTTGCGCAAACAACCCGCCAAAGTTAGAGCCAGAGCTATCTCGTATAATTTGAGTGGTGACCACATCGCCAGCATTTAAGAATAAAAGCAGCTTACTATCGGTCGATGATATTTGGTCTGCACTGGTTAGCTTTGAAACTTGACTAGAACCAAACTGAACACCGTTAATAAGTATTCGTATCATTAAAATGCTAGTCCCAGACGCGCCAGTACGACCTGCCTGCAACTTTATTCGCATAGGGTAGTAACCAGTAACATTGCAAGTTAGCGCGCCGTTAGCGGCTAATGACACGTAAGTACCAGCCTGAGCTGCGCCATATTCAACCTGCAAAGGCGTACCAAGTACGGATGGTTGTTGCGTTGCCGCGGTAGATGATGCGCGTAAAATGTCAACTTCACGCACACCAGTTAATACAGGTAAACCAACTTTCTTTAAGCCACCGGTAAAGTCAGTGTTACCAACAACTGTTTGCGTAGCAGTCTCAAGCACGTTTAATGCTGAGTCTGCGTTTTGAGTAGCAACCTCACGAACATCGGAAGGTGATACCTCTCCAGTTTTGTTGTCTGGAATTTTTCCATCGATTAGTGCAAATATGCCAGCTTTAGTTAATGCCATTATCCGCGCCCCACTCTAAACTCGAAGCCATTATTAGCACACGTAACCAGTAGCGACTTTAATGCATCAAGCGCCTTGGTGATTGTTACTGTGCCGCCTGTTTTGCCATTATTAAAGTATGATACTGCTACAGCTCCCGTCACTTCTTCGCTTGCAATTGACTTACCGTCATCAGTAGCGCGAACATCTGTACCTGCTCCAAATTCAGCAGCAGCAGCTACTGAGGCATATCCAAGCTGTAACGGAATGCTATCACTAGCAATATCGAATCCGTAAGCGTTAACAGCGCCTAATCGCGGCCATGAAAGTGATTGATCTTGAACTAAGCGAGCGCCACCGAAACATGACTCTTGCATGTCGATGTATTGCGTACCTTGTCGAATAGCTACCTCAGCCAATGTATCGTCAACTGGTAGGGTGTAGCCATATGCGGCGGCATAAATACGAGCATCAACTAATGAGATATACGCATCAGCATTAGCTAAACCTGTGCCATTTTCCACGATTAGAGCCATGATTATTCCTTTGATTTAGCCGCTTGCTAGGCGGCGTTTAATATTACAATATTTCTCTTACTGATATGTTTGAAATTTCGCCAACAATAGCTGTGTTAACAATCCTAAGTGAGATTGAGTAATCTGTAATTGCAGTTATAATTTGACTAAAATTTCCAGAGAATTGATTGCGCAATCTATGGCTCACCCCACCAACCTCCAGCCTTATTTCGTCACCCGCATTCTGAATACTTGCAAATCCAGTTAGTAAATAACTTTTACCTGCTTTGATGGCAAATGCAACTTTCTCATTGCTAGAACCTGTTATATACGACGTTGTTGGTATCGTGTTATCAATACCATCTTTTGTTATAGTCATGTTGCCATCACTGAAAACAAACCTAGACCCAAACCCGTCTGTAAACTGCTCAGTGTCAGCCATCCAGTTTTCTCCCCCGTAAGTATAAGCAGGCATATTCCCATCATTCGGCGTGAGTATATGTCGACTATTCATCAACCAATCATAATAATTAGGCAGTCCAAAATTCATCGGTATTGAATTAGAGCGCCTAATGTTAGTTCCTGTCATAAAGTTAGAAGTTGGATCTGTCGGATTGTCGTTGTCATTGGTAATGTCAGTTGCGGTAAACCCACTTCTAATTCGATAGTTAGCTAAAATATCCTCACCAAACACGGCTATGATTTGATTTCCTGAAACCGAAACAGAAATAGGCGTTATAAGCTCCCTTGTGGTTTTCTCTACATCAATGCCATATCCAGCAAACTCAGGAATACCAGCCTGTGATGTATCAATGACAAGTGAGTCCCCACCATTACTATCAACTGTAATCTTAATTGTTCTGCTTCCATCCCACTCATACACTCTAGGCGCGACAGGTGATACACCAAGCTTAGCCCTTGCCATCATATCCCCTAGATACCTATACCCGCTAACGCTAAGATGCAATCGCTCCACTGACGGGGCGTTATTTGGTCCCTCATTTGGGTGTTGACGACCAAGCCACGATGTCCCACTAGTCATCATAGCTTCACCAGCTAAATAATATTTGTGCTGTGCATCCATAACAGAGCGCAAAGCTATACCAGACCCAACTTGATACATCACAAAATCAGGGCTAGATGCTGGAGACGCAGCGGCAACAGCAGCCAAGTGGTTATCTTTGAATGTGACCAAACGATTGTAATACTCGGTTGTAGAGTCTTGATAGTTAGCGTTACCATGTATTAATGATATCGTTTCGACCTTAGAGTTAGGGTCTATTAATATTGCTCTTTCTAGGTATTTCTGCACGTTTACATAAGCGTTTGTATTACCGCCAAGGTCGAGGTTTTGCAGCAGGGCGCCACCAATTCCAGCATTACAAAGTAAATTTGTACCGCTAGGATTTAGTTTTTTAAAGAATCCTGTAAATGGAGTGTAGTACCCACTCACACCGCTTTCTTCATACTGCACTAAGTTGCTAGTCACAGCATCAGTAACTAGTGTGTTTTCATATCCAGTTGAGCCAGTTCCGTTAAAAGTATTGAAGTTATTGCTAAGCTCCGGTTGAGTCGGCTTGGGGTTGTACAGTTCGTTTAGCGTACCTATAGATAATGACTGACCAACAGATAGTGTGATTTTATTGTAAAGAATCTCAACAACACTATATCCACTGAATGACTTAAATGTAGCCTCATTTCCAATCGAGAAATTATCACCGTACACAATAACACCCTGACCATCTGATCCAGCAGTGCCGATATCTAGCTCAACATTGCCAAGAGAATCACTTACTAGAGTTTCACCTTCGAATAGCTCAACTCTCGACAAATCAGTGACGCGAGTATAAACATTGCTTAGTGCGCTAGATAATCCATTTATTTTAAATTTGACTACGTTACTCATAACTTAACTCCAAGTGAATTGCGAGCGCCATGCAAACTGACCTAGAAGGATATTGCTAGGCATAAGCGATGTTCTTGATAGCGACTTCACAAGCATGCTGTTATTGATTAAGCTCATATTGAATCACTTTCATCGATAAAGAATCCGCCAGCGCTAGGTGTTAATCTTACTCGCATATTGCGTGTAAAAATAGTTGTTGGCACTGTTGTTGGTGATGCTGAATCGGCAATCCATTCAGCACCAGACCAAAATTCAACGGCTAAGCTTGTTCCTGAATCTGGTATTACTGATCGGCTTTCAATCAAGCTACCGAAAGCAAACTCTTTTAATGCTGTGTATCGTGACATTGTAAATCTCCATTGCGGTTTATTGCATAATAATAACACAACAATTAAGAAAAAACCCACTATGAAGTGGGTTTAGATTTCTTGCCTGCATCTTTAATTTCAGATACGTTTTTGCAGTTGCTTAGCGCCTTGATGTGCGCCTCATCAGTAGTGTCGAGAATGCCAACCTCGAACATGACAACCTTACCATCGATTATCACGTTCTTAACGGTTGCTACATTAAACCGCAATGTTAGTTAGGCGGGCAAAGTGGGTTTTACTATCGCGAATTTCCATCGCGAAGTCACCAATAATGCGTGCTTTCTGGCCATCTTGACCTGGAAGTGTTGCATCAAGTGTGCGCCATGCTCCGCCGTCCATCGCGTTACCGTTAGCCATTGGGACAATCTTCAAGCGCATTGAGTCAACTAATAGCAATTCATCATCGCCTAAGTTTGTATCAATAACGATTGTTGACGCACCGCCGATTTGTGGCAAGTCAGAAGGTAAGCGAACTAAACCGCCTTGGTCGCTTACAAAGTCGCCTAAACGCTGCGACCCATATTTAGCATTAACCAAAGCTTGTAGCTTGCGAGCCTGATTAATACCAACTACCAGTGAGTCAACCTTACCGCCACGAGCAACGATATTGGCCTGTAGCACGTTGATTGCTTCAAGTGTTAACGCTGCACCAAGATGGTCAACAGATAACGCACCTGCTTGATCTAAGTAGTAACCAAGACCGCCAGTGTAAGTGGTTTTCTTACCTGCGATAGTTAGCGACATTTTACGGCCACGAATTAACGTCTTGTTCATTTGAATCGCAAGTTGACGAATGCGCTCGTTAACTTGGAATGAAAGATCGTTAGTGTTACCGAACTGCAATGTCGCCATAGCACGACGTGACATTTCGATTGCCGTATCCATAGTTTGGAATAAGTTTTCAACATCAGTAGGTTGATAAATTCCATCAGTTTCAGTTGTTGAGTTTTCTTCACGCGCTACAGATTCAACACTGATCACAGTTGCATCAGCGATATCAGCAGCAACCGAGCCACCTTGACCACGTAATACAGTTAAATCATTACCAGATACAGCAGTAACAACAATGTATTCACCGCCAACATACAGCAACATGCCTTTACGAGCGCGAGAGCCATCTGTGACAGTGATAGTGGTTGCAGCGGCCAAGAATGCGCCGTTAGTTGTTAATGTGTCAGCAGCAACAGACATGTCCAACCAAGTGATTTTATCACCTGCTTCTGGTCGCACTGGCTCGCCAAATGTGGCTAAAGCTAATAGACCGTTAATGTCTGGGCGAACAATATCAAATTGCTCCTGAATGATTTTTGCATTTAGTGCGGCAGCTAAGCTACCTGATACGATTTCGGTCATAGTTTAAATTGTCCTTTTAAGCGTTCATTTAGCGTGCCGATGGCATCACCTTTGGATTTAGCGGTTTCAGCCGCTTCATTTCTACCGTTCATGGCCCCGCCACTTACTTGCTTACTACCAGGGGCACCGCCACCGCTAGCCGCATCTGCTTTCATGTGTTGGCTTAACACTGGGTGCTTTTCCATCCACTTGATATATTCAACAGGATCGTGAGTGATCACCTTTCCTGTAAAATCTTTAAATTCTGTTTTTACGTTTTCGCCATCGAATGAGGTTGATACTAGATGAGACACTAGATCGACACCCTCAGGCTCGTTGAACTTACCAGAAAAGCGACTTAGTAAAGCAGACTTGCTTTCGCTTGCGATTCGGTTATTTGCCGCTTCAAGTTTTGCAGTTAATCCAGTTTCCTTTTCTGCGAACTCACCACGCAATGACTTTTCGAACTCTTCCATGTTGGCTGAGCTTTTAGCGGCTTCTTGCTCTGATAATAATCGTGCTGCATCTGCTGCTTTAGCCGCTGTTGAAGCCTGCTTTTTTTCAGTCAGCAATGTATCGCGAGAATCTTTTAAGCCCTTAGTCATTTCATCGACTTCTGCTTGAGTATAAGTTTTAGGTGCATCTGTTGTATCATCGACCCCGTCGATAGTTGTATCATCTGACATTATGGACCCCGTCCGTTATGTGTTAAGTTCTAGTTGATTATATGCTGTGTTTAGTTGTCAAGCAAGTATTAGCAAAAAACCAGCAATTAAGCTGGTTTAATGTTGCATCATATACGCTTCACAGCGTTTACTTTGCGTGCTAGTCATAGCCGATTCTAGCTGGCAGATATTTGACCACCCCTTATTAGAAGTAAACCAAACCATGTGATGCTGGCGCTAATCTCAGCTTTATTGCTCCAAGCAACCTCCAAGTCCGTATAGCTTCGGCATTATCACATTTTGATGGACTCTTAGGGATTCGAACCCTAGCTTTAGTCGTTTTCGCGTTGGAGCGATCAACTCCTAGTGTTAAGCGTCAATCTGCCGCTAAGCAGAGATAAGCAAAACCAGCAACTAAAGACGCATCCAAGCAAAGCCCATAAAAATATAATAAAACCGCATGTGCGGTAACTCGTAAGCATGGTCTTTCCCATCGTCAAGATTTTAAATAACACCATACTAACAAATCGGTGTATACGGGAGTAGTGCCACTATCTACCTTTACGCGTTCACCGTTTGATTATAATGTATCAATATTAATTTAATGTCAACGCTTGCCTAGATATATTTTAACTTTATTATCTTCATCAGCCATTTCATCAATAGTCAATCCGCGACCTAAATCATCCACTGATAGCTTTCTAAATTCCTCAGTCGTTAATCCAGCATTACGAAATATCTGGCCTTTAGTCTTGCCGAGTCGCATATCTTGAAACTCAAACGGTTGATCCGCTAGCCATCCATAATATGTGGTATCTGCTGAAACCACCTTTCCACCATCAGCACCTTTACTGGCTCGTGTAGCGCCTTGGTCGAATGTATCGAACTCACTAGACGGCTTTGGCGAAGTTGTAGTCCTGCACCAGCGATGAAATGGCGGCATCGGCTGATAGGTATCAGTTAATTTATAAACCTTTCCTGTAGGCCACGCAGCGCACAAATCAGACGTTCTGCCGTCAAGAGTCACCACTAATTCATAACCGATAATAATATCGTCATTCTCTGCATACGTTTCAAATCTAGCAGCGTTTGCCATGTGCATAATTGCATCATGAGCTACGCCTTTAGCTTCACGTTTCGATATGTCGGATAAGCCACCAGCACCAACTACATTACGGATAATTTGATTGGTCGATAAGCCTTGAGTAAACCCAAGCTTAACACCCATTACTAACCGGTTAACTTCATTCACCCCCCACGTATCTAGCAAGGTTGTCAGCTCGACAGCTTTAGTCGCGCCAATACTCACAGGTTGAAATTGTGCAGCAGCCCATACCTGGTTAACTGTAGGCTGAGTTAATTCCGCATCAATCCAACCTCCAATAGTCGAAGTCTGGTAGTTGGCCTCGTACTTTGCAAAGTCTTTTAATTGCTCCTCAAGCTCTTTACGCCACTTACCAGCAGGTTTATTCAACTGACTAGCAAGCGTATTGATTAGCGTAGTTAATCGCTTAGCAGTTCTTTTATCGCTATCAAACCCTGCAACAGACTTACGGATGATTTGTTTCATCTCGTCAAGATATTGATTAACAGTTTTACCGGCATTAGCAGCCAGCTTAAGCGTGTTAATGTGGTGAGCTAGTAATTGGTCATTTAGTGCCATGTTATGCGCCTAATTTTCTGTATTTCATCTCTGAACGAGCAAGCTTCGGATCGTCTCCGCTTACGGTGATACCAATCCGATCAATCTGCAAAACAGCCACACCATCTACAGCAAGACTCTCCGATCCGTCACCATATGTTGTAAGCGATACCCTTCTCTTTATCTCTTGGTGATTACTTATATCTACCCCGCTACCACTTAGGCATTCAGATATTAACTTTTCACGATTATTGAATAGCTGATTAGCTAATGTATCCGCTATCGATGCGACTCCGCCATTTATTGATGGCGTTATATCTAAGTTGAATTCTTTCATTTTGCACCCCAAAACATAAACCACACAACGAAACAGGTTACCAGTATCATTGATATCATAGCGTAAAATACCGGATTAACCTCAAGCTTTAGCGCGTGAAGATTAAACCGCTGGTCAAGTAGCACCGATGGTATCCATTCGCCTGCATAGATAAAATTATTATTGCATTCATCAATTTTAACATACTTTAGCTCACCACTGATGGATGCGAAGTGTGTTGCGCCTGTTGGGGCGTCTTTTCTAATTCTGTGTGTCATTATGGCCTCACTCCGTTCATCATTAAAAATAAGATCGCGGCTGCGCGCAGTATTTTTTCTGGCTTAACGCTAACTTTAATATGCTCTGCAAAGTAACTGCTGACATAAGCTTGGCACATGTCATGGTTTATTGTTATCGAATTTTCAGCAATAATCGGCCCAGTATCATCCCATGATTCGCAGTAGTTAATTACATCTTGACAGTAATGACCACTACCATCAATTCCGCAATGAAAGAAGCTGTCTCCATCTTTTGCGAGCTCCCAACCGCCTAGCGCAAACTCTGTATGTGTTACAGCTTGGTTTATCTCTTTGTCGCTACAATCATCCCAAGTTTTCATTATTTTACTACCTTATTCTTTTTAGGCTTACCGTTAGGATAAATCTCATCAATATGCACATGCTCTACTGATTTGGTCTTGCTACCAAATGGTGCTAGATAAAACATTAACTGTGGCTTGTTGTTGCTACCTATTGGGTCGCCTTTATCGTCTAAGAATGCGATGCGACCGCCAATGATAGGCATGATTATAGCTGCGTTAGCTTCTAGCTCAACATACCATTTGGTTGATGGATCGTTGTTTAGGATTCCTGCTACCGCATGACCGCCCTTACTCCACTTAATAGCTTGTTGAATAAAAGGTAAAGGGTTGCTGTAAGGCGGATTCATCCAACATAAGCTCCCCTCGTAAACGCATAAGTCTCTTTCTGAAAATGTCAGCCAATTATCATTGAAGAAATCGGCGCTTTTATCCAAGTATTTATCACATACATGACCGCTATCGCTTGCGCACAAATCAAGCTGAATAACTCCAAATCGCGATGTAATATAATCGATTACTTCTGGCGGTGTTCTCCATAAATCATTCATCTGTCCGTCCTCTTTATTAATGTGAATTAATATTCATACCATCGCTTTGATATCTCAGTTGATACGTGTTGCGGCATCCACTTACCGCGACATCCTGGCATACTGCCATGTAGCGACCCAACAACCTCGCGCTCACATATTTCAGAGCAATACGGGTTATTGTCCCACCCTCTTTTCTTTGATTTTCGTCCGCAACATCTGCAATTATCCATATCAAACTCCCGTAAATTATTAAACTGAATCAACAATAACACAATATTAAGTTTGTGCAATATTTATCTTTAGCTTAGTTTTCGACATAATCCATACCTGACCAGACTTGTCAACCTTAGCTCCTGCATAAAGTAATCGCTGCAATTGAGTTGCTGTAACTTCGTGATACTTAGCGGCTGAGTAGGTTGATTTGTGTTGCGATAAATACTGTTTAATTGGTTTCATTTTTTATATATTACTCCGATTACTTTGAATTGATTGTTTTTTATAAATCCACCGCCAAGGGCAAATCCGTCCTTTGTTAATCTATCAGGCCTTAACTCCCATGTGTCGCCATCTCTCATGGTAAACCGTGGAAGTATTACGCTCTCGGCAAGCGCCACCTTTATCATTCTTATCATGCTGCAATCCTAATCATCTCTTTAAACCCGTCAGCGTTTTTTACAACAAAACCACTTTCGCCGTGAATCTCAACAACAAGTCTTGATACACATTCACCCATATTATCGTCACAATTCTTTTCTGCTTCTTCTATAGAATCAAATACTACAGTTAAGAATGTGAATTTTTCGTTTGTGCGGTTAGTAAGTGTTTTCATGATTGCTGCCTTTGAGTTGTTTCGTTTCGATAAAGCTATAGTATCAAATCTGACAATATACGCAATACTTATTTGAGATTAATTTAATATATTTACAGTAGGCAATAAAAAACCCCAATTAAGGGGCTTCAAGTTGTAAGCGTTACTTACACGTTGCTATCTGGCGCTGGAGGTATCTCACCATTTACATTAGCGTCAAGTTTCGGCGCTGGTGCAGGTGGTTGATTAATTATCTCCTTTTCAATATCTTCATCAGTCCAATTGGTAACGCCTGCCGCTCTTAGTGCTGCATAGTATGAACGAGCAGGTAACAACCCCGCATTAATGTCAACCATCCACGCTGTACGGTCTTGAGCTGTCATCTGAGCCATGAAAAATTCCATATTCAATTCGAATACAGTATCTTCTGCTTTAATACCTAACATCTCGCCACACCAGATAATGTTTTGCTTATATGCCATTGATACGTTAATCGCAATTGTAGCCATTATAGAAGTGTCAGCACCACGCTGTAATCGTGCAGCCTCGGCTGTCATCTGTACTGATGGCATTAACATCTGAGCGCCAGCTTTAACAGCTTGATCCTCTTTCATTGCCATTAATTCTTTAGACAGGTTGCTTGGCGATGCCTGCAATAATTCAGACCCTCCACCAGCACCTAAGTTATGGCCTTTGCGTGAACCCAATCGAATGCCGTCTTTGTTAGCTTCTGCAAACTGGTTGCTATTCATGTTTTCGCCAGGATACAGCATCAGAGTAGGCTGAGAACAAATGAACGCGCTTTCTTCCACATCGGCACTATTTCTGAAGTGGCCTAAGTTGATCTCAGTCAGCGTGAATAATGGCGGCTCATCAATTGAGTCATCGTTATTGTCTGCACCAATGAACGAAAACGGAATATGGCCGATCGACTTACCGCCAATCTTAGGCTCAATCAATTCAGTTTCGCCAACCTGCGAGCTGCTATCTTCGAATTTAAATAATCGCTGCTGATATTTACCATCAACGATTTCTAATACTCGATACTGCTCACCAACAAGGTACTCGAACTCATTTAGCGCGTTCTGGTACTCATATGATTCACGCAATACAACTTGAGTTAACACCTCAGTACTGCCTATGCGAGTCTTGCGCCAGCTAACAATATTCTCCGATGTATAGAGTAGGATGCGCGGATTTAATAGCCCTGCATTCTGCTGAGCGCGATTAGCTGCTGCTGTTTCAGGTGAGTCAGTTAACAAGCCTGCACGACCAATAGAATCAACCTCCTTTAGCGCATCTTTACTTTGCTGAATTAACCCAATACCAGCGCCATTGGTATTCTTAACTAAATACTCAAGTTTTGGATCTAGAAATATTTCGGGAGGCTTTCTGTATACAGCGCCAACCATTCCTTTTAATGTACGATCAACAAAATTATAGAATACCGCGCCATCTTGATAGTCAAGTTGTCGTTTTGCTGAATAATTTGCGTCTGACTCGCTTGAGCCAACATCACGAAGATACTTTTTTACCTCTGCCGATAGCACATCGCGGATCTTCTTCCACTTCGGAGCCATTCGCGCATAATCACGGTGTGGCGTTCTTACACCTAAGTTGCTTGTTGTCATTTAATTTGTCCTGTTAGTGTTACCACATTTTAACGTTAATATGTGCGATTGGTTTTAGTACCGGCATTTCATACACGACCGGATAGGTTGTTGCATCATTCTGATGGTCGGTACCGCCGCTTTTATCTGGCTCGCCATTCTTATCATAAGCCTGCTGCTCTAAACCTCTTGCTGTGTTAGGGCATGCTGAGTCATTGATCCAAATCTTACCGCATTCTAGCGCTTTATTCATTGATAAAACGCGGTCCTTAACCGCTGGATTGCTTGCGTTAACCCTTACATCAAAACCAGCTTGCTCCATTAGCGCGATATCCGATGTACTGGCGTTGTTTGATTTACGGTTCTTGCCACTTGCATCAGGATACATTATTATCCTATGGCCTTGGTTTTTCCACCTATCCTCAATAACTCGAATCACATCTGGCGTGTCGAATAGGTCGCACAACTCAGCAACAGCATGCCAGCCATTTGAACGCTTCACATAAACAGTGGAGGCCATCTTGCCAACGTTAAAATCCTGCCCTATCAATAATGGCTCACCATCAATAATCTTCTCGGCGCTTCTGCATCGTTCTCGATTGTAATTATGATAAACCGTACCACTTGTTAAGTTAACGAACTCACCGTCAACATAGGCGTCCACAAGCTGGCTGGGGTACGTATCATACAATGACTGAATGTAATCATCTGGTAAATTCTTTGCGTTCTCCCGCGTACTTGCTTGCGTTAACGAATAATGCCTTGCTAGTGCTGGGTTGTCTTGAGCCTGAACAACAAACAAATCATGTACGAAGTTAAACCCCTCTGGCGTTGTCGTAAAGTCTACCGTGTTAACTGGGTAATCAGGTCGCTTTGATGACATGCGAGCGATGATTTTCTTCCATGCCGCATCTGCTTTGTCGCGCTTCATTGTGTCTATTTCATCTATCTGAGCATGACTAATGTCAAAGCCTACTATGCGATGTGCATGCTCCATGGCTCGACACTTGACCATCGAATACTCTACGCCATCAACAAACAGCCTTACCTCTTTGCGGCTTACGTTGATGTCTACTGTTAATGATACGCCCCATTCAAGACTAAGCATTTCACCGACTTCGGTTATCGTTGAATAAAAGATATCCTGAATCATTGGATAGGTAGGGGCAAAGTAGCCTAGCTTAATACCTGGATACTGAGCCGCTAACATCCACAACCGAACGCATCCAACGAATGTTTTACCTGATCGATAACCACCAACGAATGCGTTAAACTTTCTATTAGCTGATAAGAATCGGCCTTGTGGCTTATTCAGGACTAGATGCATCTTCAACCCTTAGTACAACGTTGAATGATTTTCTATCCGATGGCTTTTCAATATCTGGCAATGTGCCGAATGCGTTAATGCGAACATGCTTACCGATTGTCTCTAGAGCCTTATTGGCTCCATTGGCATTAAACTGATATGCAGCAGCTAAATCACCGGCTTCCGTTTTGCACATAACAGGATCTCCATTCCTATCCGTTACGGCTTCATCTTGCATGCATCTATCGAATACACGCTTAGCACTTATCAGTACCCAATCAGCGTTTATATCAACTCTTTTGTTCCTAGCATCAACTAATTGACTGATAACTGCCTGAATATCTGGTTTCGTCAAGTTTTCGCTTGCTATTTTTGTAGCAGTCTTTTCACTATATCCAGCCCTAATGGCTGCTTGTGTAGCGTTTAAATCAACAATGTATTCTCGACAAAACGCATCTTGCTTGCCTGTTAGTTTTGCCAAAGCACGCCTCCGACGTTTATCACCGCACCCCGTGCAGCTTTGGTTAATTGTATCAGTGAAGTGGCATAAAGACAAAAGCCTCAATTAAGAGGCTTTATTGTTGTTAATATCTTTGCGCAAACCCAGCAGGCATTGCCAGAATCATTGCGAGTGTATTCCTAGTTTTTGCTGTCGATATCCATCTTTGTCGCTGTTGACCTCTGGTATTATCCATTAGCCATCTATCATAATCTAGCTGCTGATTATGATAGAAAGCCATTAGCTTTTTCTGCTGATGATTACCCATAGTAGGACCTTAAATAAACTTATCTAGCTGTGGAGGCTTGTAGTATTTACCTTTGCTTATCTTACCTTGCTTATTAAATACCGGCTTATTATCTTCAAACTTACTGTAGTTAGAATCATTAACCTCACTTAATGCGCTTTCAATATCCATACCTAGCATGTGAGCTACACCTATAGCGGTTACTATCTTGTCGCATAATGCATCAAGAACCTGAGTTTTTTGATACTCATTTAGCGTAGCCACCCATCCGCAATATGCTGGTGTGCATGATTTGTACTTATTGGCTATCTCATCAATCCTCTCTGATATATCGTAATCACCAAATGCCTGAAATAGCTCTGCACATTCTTCAGCGTCAACTCCAACCTGAATGCATGCCTGTTCAATAGTCGGCTCAGGTATCGCAGTCTCAAACCATTTCTTAATACTGTTAATCATCTTTATTCACCTTATCCTGTAATTCAATTATGTAGTCGATATCACTCTCACGCACAAACTTAGCCATTGGCCTTCCATCGATATTAAGCCACCAACCTGTTTTACTGCTGCATCTTGATTTAGTTAACATTTTGTTTGCTCCAAAATATCTTTGGCGTTATTGATAGCTTCTGCAAACTCAGCATCATCTTGGTAATGAAATGAATCAGCAGAAACAACTTTAACCAAAGCATCTCGCAGCATCTTGTTTTGATCGGTTAGCTTGTCTAAATCATTTGATAATGCATCTAAGTCATTTCTAAGCTGCATCGCATTGCACATATCATCATGCTCACCTCTACGCCATGAATTATGCTTTCTAATTCTATTTGTTAATTCACTCATCTATACATCCTTCATAAATCATTATCGAAAAGTCACTAACGCTAAATTGCTCATTAACGTAATTATCAAGCGCTAGTCTAAGTATTTTCTTATCTGTATTCGCTGACTTAATTTTGCTCAAATCAGCGAGGTTAACTGCTGTCATTATCTCAACTGCTGCGACTTGTTTAATCTCGCAGTATGTTGGTGGCAGGTCTAGCATTTTCTATAGCCTGCGTCATAAAGCACTTTAGCTATACCAAGTGAAACATCTTGTTTAGATAAAAAGCCCTGAGAGCAAACAACATCTTGAATCTCATCAACCGCCTTTTGCTTTGGTGTGCGAGTTTCAATATTAAACTTTTCTGATAGCTCACGAATTGCAACATCAATACAGCTTTCACCAATCCTGCCAATGCCATTCTTAACCATGAAATCAGTCAACGATGCTAGTAACTCAGAGTTAGCTTTATGCAAGCTTAGCTCATATTCAATATCAGCCATTTCCTGCGTTAATACTGTTTTGATTTTAGGCAACTTGTCGGATGAATAAGTTTCTGACCATGGAGTAAATACTGGTTTTTCGTCACTAGGCTTTACTGCTGATTGGTCTAGTAGCGGTCTCCAGAATGAATTAAATTCACTTTTCTCATACTTAAACTTCGGATTATCTGGCAGCGTGTTAAGTGGTCGCCATGCGAATGACTTAGCAATGTAACTTCCACATAGGTCTAAGAATACATTGCCAACAATAACAACTACAGCAGAGTCCGATGGAGCTATAGCGTCATTTTCTTCAAATACCAAACCAAACTCATTAAACTCTTTAACTGTTGTCATTTTATTCTCCACTTACATGTTCATTAAATTCATACGGCTTGCGCTGTTTATCTGCTATGCACTGCTCGAATTGTTCACGAGTACATACACGCTGCCAAGTATCGTTTAGCTCGCCATCACCCCACCACGACCAATGACCGAAATCACCAACTTGCCTAAATACTATCCAGTTGTGATTGTGTGCAGCAGTAGGCCATTTTACGAAGTGATTAACCGCGTCGATTATTGTTTTCATGCCGTCCTTTTTTTGTTAATGTCACTTCATAATACAGCAATATAAATATTGTGCAATAAATATATTGCTGTTTATTGATAATTTAGATTGATTGGTTTTCTACTACGCCACGGAATGAGTTAGATAGCGCTCTCATTAGCTCAACAAACCCATTAGTAACCAGTATAAAGTCAGCATCAAGTTTAGCTAGTTCGTCATCGTCACCAATATCGTCATTGCTCGCCATAAACTCTTCACTGAACTTAATGCGCTTGATTGAGTTATCGGATTGCATGACAAATTCAATTGAGTCAGCGAACTTTAACGCCAGCTTATGGACGACTTTACCTTGCAGTACATGGTCGATTACCTCTTGTTCGGTAAGGTCCTGATTCTTGAACTTGGCAACATCATCATCATTGCCGACCAACTCAGCTTCATTGAGCATTTCAAAGCAATTACCGACTTCTGATGCACTAACCCACTTTGTTAATACTTCTGAAACTGGATTATTAAACTCTAAACACACTACCGGTAACGAGCCTAAAGCCTTTCTAAGCAAGGCTAACAACTCCTCGGCTTTAGATGCGCTAGAACTATCAACCAATATCATATTAAGCTCAGGCAGGATTAAGGCGCGTGTCTGTGACTGCTTAGTGAATGCGCGAGGTAATAACGTTGTGATGATTTCATCTTTTAATGAATCCTTTT